CAACAGCCACCACTACGACCTGACCCCAAAGCCGAGGTTTGGGCAGAAAAAAATGAATGGTTTGGCACAGATCAGACCATGACATATGCTGCTTTTGGCTTACATAGGCAATTAATTGAGGACGAAGGATTTGACCCGCAGTCCGATGAGTACTATAATGAACTTGACAATCGCATGAGGAAAGAGTTTCCGCACAAGTTTGCGGCTCCTGCCAAAAGCGATACAGGACCCAGAGTCGCCTCTGCTGAGTCCACTGCCTCACGGGCACCAAAGTCAAAGGGGCGCAGAACAGTCAAGCTGACTCCATCGCAGATAGCGATAGCAAAGCGGTTGAATGTTCCGCTCGAAGAATACGCTAAGTATGTTAAGGAGTAAGAGAATGGCTGATTCTACAAAAAGAGTTTCACGGGACTCACAAACTCGTGCAAAGTCCACAAGGCGTAAGCCGTGGACACCACCTTCCAAGCTAG